CTTGTGAATAAATAAATTTAATAAACAGAACGCAAAACATGAGGTACAATGTCACCTGAAATCACAGGAAGTTCATTACTTAGACTGGCATGACTCATTATTGTATTGACATTATCAATGAATTCTCTACATGTGTCATTATCATTTTCTTCATTGGTTCCGATTGTCACATTTGTTAACAAACCAGCCATGGTCAAGCCTACAAATTTCCAATTTGGACCAGACAACCTTACAGCATTTTTTATTTGTTCTTTCAAGGTGTTAAACCAACTTTGGGAAATCACTACCTTGCCTGACAACAACTTGTTTGTAAGATTGGTGCCTATCGTGTTGAATGCTGTTCTTAGATCAATGTCATTTATGTAACTACCTAGTTGTATTGGCAACTCAGAAGGTTTAGGTATCAATACATCCAATTGAGGCTTTTTTTCACCCTCTAGTAGAACATATTTATTGCTATAAACTATATTTTCAATTTTTAATTTATAATCTCTTCCCATTACTTTTGTTAATTGATTTTCCAAATTTTTAACTTCATTTATTTGAAAATAACTATGAAGTGGTCTATTCTGGAATGCCATCCCACAATTATCTATATAAGAAAAACCGGTCAACTTTTTAAATTCTCTATCAAACTCATTCAATTCATTTACTTCCCTTTGAGCTAAGCTGCTGCTTATGATATTGCGTCCCTGAATTGGATTCAATACCATTTCATAACATTGATAACCTGACATCCAGAAGGCATTATCATTGTTGATGTTGAGTGTGTAATTTTCCTTGTATTTTATGTTTAAGATAGGGAATCTAGTGCCAGGCAATGGTTTGTCATAATTTATTTTTGGTTTTCTATTTGGCCTGCCTTTCTTTTGGTCTAATTTTGATAAATAATAACCACTATTGCTCTCTTTGACAAAAGGCATATTTAATGGGTTTTTTATGCTTTGACTTCTATAACATGATAACAACAACCTCCACACCCTTGAACCATCATCAATGTCTGCATTACCTCTTGTGATTTCTTCAATCGACTTATAAAATAAAGCCCCCAACATATTGGCAAACTTGTCGTCAGCAGCCATGAGTCTTTGTAGTAGCACAATATCATCATCATCATAATCTGTAGTGAGTGACTTCATGACAAAGTCCATATCCAGATATTTGATAGTGTTTAATTTCATCATATCATTCATGTCTTCTTTATCAGTGTCAGCTAGTCCGAAATCGTACATATCAATATCTAACTCTATGGTTGATTTCTGACACTTTTCATAGCCTAGGTCTCTTATCTTTATTGGCAATCCTAAGGTTGGTAGTATTCTTTTTCCTGTTTTCAACCATCTTCCTTCAACATAAGCCATTTTGTTTTTGAACATATAACACTCAAGGGGTGAAATGTATTTTGTCTTGCCTTTCCATTCAATCCTAACACCACTGCCTTTTATTTGTCTGTAAAGTTTCACAAGCATTAACATTTCACCTATGCCTAACTCTTTCATGATTTGATAGCATAAAACGTAAAATGATGAACTCATTATATCATTCATGCTTTTTATTTGGAAGTTATGTGACCATATTGCCAAGTTGTTTATATTGATTGCAAATTGCTTACCATGAACACTATTTAGAATTTCTAAAAATGCTGTGTTCAAATCTTCTGTGTTGTATTTGCTGCTAAATTTCAAATTTACAGCATTGCTATGGATTTTTTTGCCCGACCTTTTGTAAACTGGGGTATACAACATGTTCCTAACACCAACTCCCAAATCCTCTAACCACGTAACATTTCTTAATATCATTTGCTTTGTTTTTTCCCTAATGTGTTGTTTCAACCTGTTTTGCTGTTGCATATAGACATTTATCTTTTCAGGGTCTGACTCAACAGATATTTTTAGTGTGAGGCTCTTGTATGACTCTTGCATTTCTTCAACATCTCTAGTTTTATTAGAATCCAGTGAATATATGTATGATAATAAACCCTTTCTATTTTCTGGGTAAATATAAACATTCTCTTGAATGTCAGACAATAAATACTCCAAAAAAGTATCTGTGTTAGCAGTCACTCCTTCTGATTCACAGAATTCTTTGAATTTTATAGTCTCATAATCATACCATTTTTTCAATGTTTTGTCATGACATATGTGATCCAATCTTTCATATCTGGAGCTATGATCTTGTGTTTTGATGTATTCTTCTATGATTCCTTCAGGCATAATTTTCAGTAATTCTGAATCCAATGCTGAAACATTAGCTGCATATGAAAAATGGGTTATATTGAATGGACCATAATAATTAAACATATCCACCATCTTAAACTCATGCAACTCTGGCTTATAGTCTGCCTTCTTGATTCTAGGATATGAGATCAACAAACCCATAGGGTTTCCTAGCACATAATCACCATCCATATTTTTTATTAAACACAAATTCATGCTAGAACCAACATGCAATTCCAGACATTTGCTGTAAACAATATTTTGTGATTTGCAAACATTCTTTATCACCTGGGTGAATGACAGGAAATCACTTTCATTGTAGGTGACATTATCCTCCACTAATACTTCCTGCAATTCTTTATTTAGGATTCTGAGTATAAACCAATTACCTTGATGCCTGATATTAAGTGTCCCCCAGCCAAAGTAATCTAATCCTATTCTTCTTTGTTCAACTGGGTAGTAGAAAAAAGTGTTGTCCATTGTAATAGTGCAGGTGTCATTCCTAAAATCATTCAGAGCTATGTCTAAACTCTTCAAATAATTGCTGTGACTTGGTTTGTGCATTTTTCTTTCCATTTGATCAAACTCTTTGAATTTTTTAAGTTTGTAAAGATTATATTTCAATTTAATGTATTGCATGTCCTCCTTACATTCTTCAAGTACATTTGTCGGGAAAGGAGTGATTTGACATGTGCTGTTGTGGTAACAGTCTGTAAAAATGTATCTTATAATATCCTGAATTGTATCCAATTTTTTATTTTCTCTGTGAGTTTTATTGACACCTCTGAAACTAAGTTGATTATTTGACAGATAAACATTCAAAAGAGCCAATTGTGCACTTTTATCCAATTTATTCCATCCCTCATATTCCTGACACATCTTGTGATGGACCTTCATGAATTCATTTGGTTTTATATCACTTGATTCAATCATGTGCATGTCATTCTTTTCTTCAGCATATTTGTTTTTATTATATGCTATTAATGTTGATAAGTCTGATTTTATTGACAATGCATTATAATTCGGCCTAAATCTTATAAGTTGTGGTTTCAATAACTTGTGTGCTTCTGTGTAATTTTGGTATCTCAACTTTTCTTTGTTCTCAATAGAAGAAAAATGCCTGCTTATTTCCCTAAGACTGTTTTGTGTCTCACTTATAAATTTTAACAATGATTCCCCATTTCCTTTGGTTTTCTGCAATTCCTCAATAAATTCTTTTTGATTGTAAAAATTACCATTCAGATAAAGCCTTCTTTGTGAACAAACTTGTAATCCTCTACTCATCTTATAATATTTGTCATCATTACTGGAACTCAAAGAAAAATTGTAATTGTCTGATAGTATGACGAATTTGACAGCTTCAATCAAACTAGTTGACTTGCGAATGTTTTTGTATAACCAACGACTGTTGTCATTTATCATGTTGCCGGTTAAGTTAACAATTGATTCTTTCAATTTCTGAAATTTGTTTACAAAATCAAATTTAATCTGTGGAATGTAGAAACTGTATGATGCATCTGTGCCATTATCTGTTGCAATCTTTATCAATTTTCCTGCCTCACCCTCCATTTCATTGTCAAGCAGCCACAACAAATCTGCATTGCTTCCTGCCAATATGTAATACAATGGATGATGCAAACATTGTCCACCTAAAAGTGGATGTGTCATCTCCGGCTTTATGTTATAAAAATCAGAGCACATTTTGGTCAAAATCCATATCAGATGTTGACATTGTTCTATACTGCCACCATTTGTGTAAAGTTGAACCATATTTGCGATGACATTGGGATAAATGTCACCTGTATAACCACCATCATGACAATTCATTTCTAGTGACATTGTGAACTTACAGCTGGTTGGCACCATTATATTATTTATGGTTCTAATAGATAAATATTCTGCATGCTGTGTTTTTGGATTTAGACACAGACCTGATTTATAAATATTTATTTTATGATTGTTGATGCTTTTAATCCATAGCATGAAGTTGTAAAATGTCTTGATTGAATTCAAGTCACCTATTATTTTTCTGAATGAATCATCACTATGCTGCATGGGTTTGACATCCACAACACTCAGAGTCTCTTGTCTGAACAAGCTTATTTCCTCAATTGTATAATTTAGACCCATTTCATTCAATGCTTGCTTTTTTATTTCTCTGATATCCTCACTCATTAGGGGAATCTCTGGAACATTTATTGTGTTTATTAAGTGTTGATATTTTGACAAACTAGAAACACATTTATTGAACAAATAAGTGGTGTATAATTGCTCCATTGCACCAGCAAATGAACTAAGATAGTTAAACATGCCCATCATGAAGGGTGCTGGTTGATCTACAAGAACCAATGTTTTATTTATTTCTTCTTTAACTAATTTCTCTTCAAATTTTTCTTCATTTGGCTTTGGCAAGTAAGGGAGTTCTTTATGGTATTTTGAATAAATATAATTTGATATTTCTTGAAGTTTTTCTGACCCAAAAACTGTGGCAGTTGAATCAATATCAGCATTCATGGCAAAATGAAGTTGTAGTGCCATTTTCTTTCTTACTACTTGATACATTGTGTTCATGAATATTGTAGAAAATTCAGGTAGTAGATTTTTCAATATTTCGTTCATTTGCACAACATATTTTTCACAATTCATCTTTTCACCCCATTTTGAATGATCCTCTGTTGAATTCCCAACCAATAGTTCTTTCCCTCTCTTAAAACTTGTCTCATGCATTTCTCTTATTATCATTTCTGGTCTAAAGTTGCTTGGAACGCTAATGACTTCATTTGGTAGGTGTCTGCATAAAATACCCATAACATCTTCAACCACTTTTTGTTGTATTCTGGATTCAAATGCCATCACCCATAATTCTCTACTACCTGCCCATTGTAATTTGAATGCCAAGACCATGATAAACCCCCATCTTATCTTGTTATCTTTAATCATGCCTTCAGGGTCAACACAGTTGAATAAGTCAGTGCATTCTTCTAGATATGTTTTATTGTCTTCACTCAATGAAATAAATTTAAACAAATTTTCTTCATTTGTCAGACCCTCACCTAAAACCACCAGTTTTCTTTTATTTCTTTCAAACTTCAATTTAAGACTATCCAAATCCACTTGTGACTTGTTTATTCTGTCCAACCATTGTTTCATGACTATGTTATAACCTAAATTGCCTTTGTTGATGCATTCAAATGATCTCATTCCTCTGTTTTTAATTATCCCTTCAATATTTGTATCCAAAATTTTACCGATTTCTTTATTCACATCATTGTAACAGTTTTTGCTTCTCATTATTGAGTCGGCAAAGCATGCAATAGATCTTGAAAATGTGTAGCTGTAATACAATTGGTCCTTTTGACAGACATCTGTCAACAAAGTTATATCAGTCTCCTTACAACGCAATTCACCCAAACCGACATGGTCATCATGACTGGTTACTTTCTTGTAGGCTTTGTGATTGTTAGCAGCAGTTTTTGCGGCTATATTCATTTCACTTTCTCTCGTTACAGGTGCTTTTGTCATGCATCTAGAGCAGTATTCCATTAATGACAAATTGTCGGGGTTGCTTATAATGCCACTTGTGAAAATACATGCAATTTTTGACTGATTTTTTATCAACAATTCAGCTGTTTCATCAGTTGTTTTAACAAAACTCTTGAAATTCTTTATCATTGCCATAATGCAATAAGCCATGAGATCGTCTGCTGGTTTCTCTTCAACTAGTTTTAGAGCTAATTCCGTAGTATCATTGTAAGTGGCCAAGCCAGCATTTATTATGTATTTAACCTTTGATAAAAGAGCTTCCAATTTCCTTCTTTGATTCAATATGAGTAGGCATTGAAATCCAAACATTTTATACAGATAACTTCTTGAGATTTCTGTGTAATCATTAACCAACAAATTAGAATAAGTCAGTGCCATGGAATAAGGCTTTGTCAAAACATTGGAGATTATTTGAATATTATATTGTGACCATGGTGATTCACAATAAAATTGGCCATTTTTCTCATAAAATTTGCTTGTTGTTAAATGGTTGGATAGGTAATCATAAATTTCCTGACTTATTCTATAAATGAATTTGACCATTTTGCTTTTCTTTGTACTGGTGGCCTTGTTTCCTGACCTGACATACATTACGAAATCAGACAATCCACAATTATCATAATATGTATAACTACTGCTGAAGTTTGCCTGACTAACTTCCATCAAATTTCTCATTATATTTCTTAGATTTGTCAGCATGTTATGTCCGCGAGTAGAAGTATAATGTTGTGTGTGCTCATCCAACCTTGCTTTCATATCATGTTGCATGTTTTCATATGTTTTGATGTTTTTTATAATTTTATCATTTGTTATGGCCATGCCTTTTTGATCACCTACAGATGACAGATAATCACACATTTTCATTACATGCGATGTAAGTTCATCAAATGACCAAACTTCTTTGTCATTTTTTCTAAAACAAGTTGATTCCTCATGACTGAAATCATTTCTTAATTTCCTTTGTGCTCTGTAATGTGTTAAGTCAATTTCCTGGTCAATGTCTTCAGTGAGAATGCAGTTTGTTAATATGTAATGTTCATTCTTCTTGTTTTGTGACAATTTCCCCAATATTTTCCTCATTATTGCCAGCTCAGCCAATTGTGTTTCTTCTTTTTTGATTTCCAATTTATTTATTATGTAGTTGTAATTGTTTACGAATTTTTTCACTTTTGTATATAATGTGTCTGCATCATCTGTTTTTTCAAACTTTTGTACAAACATATCTTTCTTACGTTTTTCCATCTTTTTTATTTTGTTGTTAATGGATTTCACTTTTTTATTTAGGTTTACATAGGAATCATCTTTGGTCAAATCATTAAATTTTTGTTTATATTCTAGATTTAATTTTTTATGAACCTCAGAAATTTCTGATTTCATGAATTCTTTCGCCTTAAGGAAATTTTCAGCTGTTATTTTTGACCTATCTAGTAACTTTCTTGTATGACCTACAATGGGCAAGTCTAAGATTCCATCACTTATGAGCTTGTAATTATTGGTACTTATTGACACTTCTGAAACAAAAGGCAAACTTATTGGTAACTTTGCTCTATAAGGTTTGGTCTGTGCAACAACTATTTTCTCTTTTAATATTTCTACCATTTTTTCTGAACAATCAATAGGTTTAATATCATCTTTGACTGCATTTGGTGGTGATATTTTGTTGATCTGTTCAATGAATGTATTGTTAAAACCTTCATTTCCATTTATTTTTATGTATTCAATAAGTTTGTCTTCAAAGCTTGTGTCAGGGGAAGGGAGTTGGTATGTTGGCTTAATTTCATCACAAGGATATACCACCGTGTCAAATGTGTATTCTTGCTTGAAACACCTGCAATTCATAACATTACAGGCATTTGTTTTCTTTACAATGTTTGCATTTATCTGATTACAACTTTTTGTAACTGGACCAGTCAACAAAGACAATTCACTCTTGTTCTTAAGGCTAATTGACAACCTCTGCACTATTTCATTGTACTGATCTTGTTCAAGATACTGTAGAAGCAAATCAATACTCATTTCACTGTCATCTGATTCAATGACAGAAAGGCTCCCTTTTTCATCCAATCTTGCCACAGTAACATTTCTTATCAATTGTGCTCCTGATAGATACCTTTTGCAATCATTAACCATGGCTTGCTTATTCTTTCTCAAGGTTTCAACTTCAATGTCCATATTCATCATTTGATAAGTTTTGTTGTTGGAAGTGTAACCTGAATGTATGTCATCCAACCAATCTTGCACAAAATCAGCCATTGAAGTTTGTCGAATTTGTCCCAGCAGTATTGGGTAACTTAGAGGGCTAGAACCCACAAGTCTGGAAACATCCGAAATTGTTTGATAATATGCTTCATCTATATCTGCCGAATGCTTTCCTATACCATTTGACAATATCATTTCACGGAAAACAGAGGTGTAATCCTTTGTTAAATTGTGGGCAAACGGCAAATAAATCACTTCCAGATTTTCATTGTTTTTTATGATGTTATTTACTAAATTTTGATAAGCAGTTTCTTTCCTCAATTTTGCACTATCAGCTTGCCTAGAAACTGTAAATTCAATTATATACAACTTGTCATTCATCTTGAGCACATAATCAGGAGTCAATTTTTCATATTCTTTGTCAACGAATACAATTTCAGAGATTTTTGATTCTTTTTCAAATTGCAACCCACATGAATTCAGACATGCCTTAAACAATAAGTCATGCCTCAATTTATAAAACCATCGACAACATATTTCCTTATTCATACCCTGAAACACCCCGTTTGTCAGTCTGCATAAAACTTCTATCATACAATCTATTGGTGCAATATCAACATGCTCTAACATGAAATTAATTGCATTTAGTGAATTGTTATCTAATGGTTCAGACAGTTCGAAACATGTCCAATTTTCATCTATTGTTCCTGTAAAAACATATCTTTCCAACTCTTCAATCGGATAATCCATTATTTGCATTATTTCATTGTCTTTCAATCTACTCAGTTTGCGACTTATCTCATCACTTTCATACCCACGTTCCAAAAATCTCTTATGTAAATTAGTATAAGACCCAACTTCTATTGTGTTATCTATGTCATATTTATACAATTCATCAACAACCCAATCATTCAGATAATCTTCATCAAGGACAGTAACTCCATTACCATTTTCCAGGTATTCAAGTTGTATCAATCGTGCAATGTCAACTGATGTTGAAACATCATATGTAGAAGTTAACATCTTCTTATCTATTGGACTCTCAAAAAGAGTATTCACCAATTGATCTAGATCTACATATTTTCTACGGGTGATTGGGTTGAGCTTTATGTTTTTTGGCACCACAATGTCTCTTGATTTTGGGAAATTAACATCTTTCACTTCTTCTGAAGGCAGCAGGTCAAATGTGTCAATGTATTCAATTTCATGTCCATAAGTGAAAGCTTTAACATTAGAATCAATGTAAGAACAAATGATATTGTACCTTATTTTGTCTTCAACTGACCACAAATCCTCCATAAGAACTTCACCCAACTCATACAACAATACAGTTTTGTAGAAATTCTCTTCAATATCTAAATCAATCAACTCATTTTCAATTTCAATTGCAAGCACCTCTAAGCTATTTAGATGAGCAAGGCGGCCCTTTATGCCATCATGTTCTTTTTGGAACTTTTCATACATTTCCCTTTCTAGATTTAAATTTATCATTTCAC